ATATTCAATGCATTCTATGAGTGTCCATATGATAAAGTAAAAGTTGTAATGGTAGGCCAAGATCCATACCCACAGTTAGGAGTTGCGGATGGTATAGCATTTAGCTGTAGTAAAAAAGGCAAAGCAGAAAAGTCTTTACAATATATACTAAAGCAAACTATTGGTAATTACACTGACACAGGTAGAGTTATGTATACACCAGAAGAATGTGATCTAAGACGTTGGGCTAACCAGGGTGTATTATTAATTAATACAGCATTTACATGTGAAGTAAACAAAATAGGATCTCATTATGCAATATGGAAATCATTTACTGAATACCTATTTGATAATCTAAATAGACATAACCAAGATCTAATATTTGTATTACTTGGTAAGAAAGCAGAAGCATGGTCTCCGTGGTTGGAAAACGTTAGAAAGATTTATGTAAGTCACCCAGCATCAGCTGCATATAGAGGTGGTGAATGGGACTGTAAGGATGTATTTAATTTAGTAAATGAAAAGCTAGAATACCTTGAAAAAGATAGGATAGAATGGTAGAATTTTGTATCTTTATAACCTTTAAAACCAAGCACATATGTGGGAACTATTCCAAAAGATATTAGCTCAAAAGCTAACACCCAATCAAGCACTTATACTATTTTCAATGAAACAAAAAGTTGGCTTAGCGTCAATAGAAGAGTCAGATAAAAAAGCTCTTGTTGATTTAGGTTTGATAGTAAAAGAGAATGGTACATATACAATGTCTCCAGAAGCAAGAATGTTCTGTATTAGACTAGATAATTATTTTATAAAGGCCAAAAAGAAAACAGATATCCAACTAATGGGTAAGAACTTTGTTGACAAGATTAATTCATATAGAGAAATATTCCCTGCTAAAAGATTACCAAGCGGTAATCCTGCACGTAATAACGTAAAAGCATTGGGAGAAAACTTTAGATGGTTCTTTGAAACTTATGATTACACATGGGATGATGTTATGAAGGCTACTAAAATGTATGTTAATGAGTATAGAGATGCTGACTATTTGTATATGCAAACAAGTCAATACTTTATATCAAAGCAAGACAAGCACAAAGTAAAGCATTCAAGACTTGCTGACTACTGTGATTTAATAATAGAAGGGATCAATACAGAAGATGATCACTTTAAAGAAAAAGTTGTATGAAAAAGAAAGAATCTTGGGTTGGACAATATGCTGCTTTTAATGAAGCACTTAAATATATGTACGCTAGATCTACCGGTGAGGAAAAATCTATATATACTCCATGGCCTAAGTTCAATGATGCAGCTACTGATGGTATAGAGTGGAACACACTCACTGTAATTGGTGGAAGACCTGGTTCAGGTAAGACATTAATTAAAGACCAGATCATTAGAGAATCGTTTGCCCTTAATCCAAATGATAAGTTTAGAGTATTAGAGTTTCAGTTTGAGATGGTAGGTAGAACATCTGCTATTAGAGAATTTAGTTCTATTACTGGTAAAACTTATAAAGAGTTATGTAGTGCTGGGTCTACTCTAAGTACAGATACACTGAACACGTGTCATCAGTATGCTAAAGAAAGAGTAAAGCATCCAGTAGATATAATTAGTACACCTATGACTGTTAATCAGATGCGTGATCAGATAGATCAGTATATGAATAAACATAAAGGTATTAATACAATGATAACACTTGACCATACAATGTTAGTCAAGAGAGCACCATATCAGAATAGCACATTAGATATGCTATTTGAATTAGGTGAATTCTTTACACAATGTAAAAGAGATTATCCTTGTTTATTTATTGCCTTGTCACAACTTAATAGAAACATAGATAACCCGGATAGGGCTATAGATGGTAAGTACGGTAACTATATACTTGAGTCAGACATATTTGGATCAGATGCAATGCTTCAACATGCAGATATGTTAATAGGTATTAATAGACCCGCTAAACAAAAGATTAGGTTCTATGGACCTGATAGATATATAATAGAGAATGATAGAACATTAGTATTACACTTCTTAAAAGCAAGAAACGGTGATGCAAGAATGAGTTTCTTTAGAGCAAAGTTTGAACAGATGCAGATAGAAGAAATGGCCACACCAGGTCAACAAGAACGTAGATAACCTGCACACCCAACCACTGCTCCCCAACTATCATACGCACCATTTAAAATAAAATGAATACTAAAAATATAAAAAATAAGAACATGGGATTAACACCTGCAGAACGCAAAGCAAAAGTCCTCAAATTAAGAGAAGAGCATGAAGATTACTTTCAGACAGAAGGTAAGATAAATGCACTATACATACCAAAGATGGCATACCGTCCATCAGGTAAAGATGAATTATATGTTTCATTCTTTCCAAGTGAATTGGAAAAGGATAAAGATATATACACTGAGTTTGTAAGTATAGACTATGACTCAGAAGATCCTAAAAGAACATTGTATTTACATAAGTATAATCCGCATTGGAAAGATGAGTATGAACTTATAACTTCAAGCTCAGGATTTCAAAGACATTTGATTCCAGTAAGTGAGCTCAAAGTAATTAATGATGTTACAGCTAGAACTAATGCAGATGGTCTTAAGATAATAGGTAAGGCTACAAAAATTGACTGGTCTAATCCTGATATCCCTAATCCAGATGCAAAAGTTGTGGATCCTTTGATAGAAAAGCTAGAAGAAATAAACCAAACATTGATAACGTTAACTAAAGTAATAAATAAATTAATTAAATAAATATGGCACAAAGCGTATTAGTAATTGCAGATTCAGGTACAGGAAAGTCAACCTCAATCAGAACATTAGATCCTAAAGAGACTTTCATTATAAATATTGCAAACAAACCTTTACCATTCAAAGGCTATAAGAGTAAGTATATTCAAATTAGCAAAGAGAATCCAAAAGGTAACATTACTTCAGCTGCATCAGCTGCAGGTATAATTAAAGCAATGAAGCATGTTGATGAAAAGATGCCACATATCAAAACATTAGTTATAGATGACTGGCAGTACATGAGTTCATTTGAATACTTTGAAAGAGCAAATGAAAAAGGTTATGATAAATTCACTCAAATAGCAGCAAACTTAGCTATGGTAGCAAAGATGCCTAAAGATATGAGAGATGATTTAACTATTATATTCTTAACTCACTCAGAAGATTCAACAGATATAAACGGTAATAGAAAAGTTAAAGCTAAAACTATTGGTAAAATGATAGATAATACATTAACTTTGGAAGGCTTATTTTCTATTGTACTATTTGGTAAAGTAAATAAAAATGATGATGGTGGACTTGTATATGGTTTTGAAACTCAAAACAATGGAGAGAACACATGTAAATCACCAATGGGTATGTTTGAGGATTTATTTATCCCTAATGACCTGAAGTATGTAAAAGAGTGCATACAGAAATATGAAGAATAATAAATTAATTAAAAAAAAAGAAAAATTATGTTAAGTACTAAAGACATGTCTGCAGGTTCAGGCAACGTAAAACCAGTTATTGGTGTAGGTAATCAAAAAGTAAAAATTAATTCTATAACATTTGATGTAACACCATATGATGCAGATGCATACAATATTGTTTTACATGTAGAGAGTGAGCCAGTACAGGGTGAGTTCAATGGTTTCTTAAAAGATATGAATAATCCTAATGGACCACGTTATGAAGGTCAAGTAGGTAGAGTTAGATTCTCACCATATCCATATAAAGATGCAACGTTACCAAGCGGTAGAGAAATAAATAGAGATACAGAAGTACTAAAAAGTATGGTATATCTAAGTGAAGTTCTTAATAAAAGAGAAGAGCTTGACAAGATAGAAGCTAATACTATTGAGGTATTTATGATTGAGTGTAACAAATTATTCTCAAACAGTGAGTACTTTAACGCATGTATTGGTGGGCGTGAATGGGAAAATAAAGAAGGTTATGTAAACTATGATTTATTCTTACCAAGAATGAGCAAAGATGGCATTCCATTAGAAGAATTGAATAAAGAAAATTCAAGACTTTTAACGTTTGATGCTAATAATACTAATCACTTAAGAAAATTACAGAAAGAAAACACACCAGCACAAAACTTTGAGCCAGTAGGAGCAAAGGGTGATGATTTTGATCTATAATTTGTTTTTGTTTGTAATGATAGGAGGGGGTTTACTAAGGATTTTCTCCCTCCTTGATTTACTTTAATACTATAAATATGGAAGAAAATGAACCAGACTTTGAATGGATGTGGGAAGTTGATAATGCTAGATAATGTTTAATACAAAAGGTTTAGTCAGAGAAGGATCAGATGTACCAAGCTATTGGGTGTTTCAGCATTATTTAAATCTATCAGAACCCTTAACAGGCCAGGATATAAAGATTAAATCAATCTTTAATCCTAATGAGAGAACAGCAAGTTTTTGCATTTATGTAGATAAATCACTTATGCAATATAAATTTAAAGATTTCTCAACTGGTAAGATGGGTAATAAAGCTGACCTAGTTATGTTTATGTTTGATGTATCATATACTGATGCAATGAATAAAATAGTTAGTGACTATAATGTATACATTAAGTCTCCTGATTATAAAGAACAGCAGTTTGAACCTGTAGCTAAATGGACAATAGATTATATAAAACATAGAGGTTGGACTATAGAAGATAGAAAATTTTGGTTGGGATTTGGTATTGGTAAAACAATATTAGATAACTATAATGTAAAGCCAATTGACTATTATACTATGGTTAAACAAGAAGGATCTCAGTATAGAAGTTTACAAGTAGGAAGCAAATGGTGTTATGGATACTTTGATAAGAACGGGGAGGTATATAAAATATATCAACCACGTAGTAAAAAACATAAGTTTCATAAAGTTAAAAGCTACCTGCAGGGTATAGATCAGCTTAAGTATAATAAGCCGTATCTTGTTATATGTTCTTCACTTAAAGATGCTATGTCTTTAAAGGGTATAGGGTATAATATAGAAGTGTTAGCACCAGATAGTGAAAACACTATGATTAAACCACATATAATAACAATATTAAAGAAGAAGTATAAAAAAATAATAACACTCTTTGATAATGATGACGCAGGCAGAAATGCAATTAATAAATATAAAGAAGTTTATAAGATTGATGGGTTATCATTACCAGTATGTAAAGATATTTCAGATGCAATAAATACTCATGGTGTTAATCATGTGCATAAAGTTCTGAAGCCTTTACTTAAAGAGATACTAAATAAATAAATATGAAATGGTTTATACCAGGATCTGTACCAAGTAGTAAAAATGGTAGAAGATGGACAGGAAAATACTTTATTGCTAGCAAAGCTGTAGTTAACTATAGAAAGATAGCAAAGAAGTATTATGCTGAATATGCTGATGAATTTAAGAAAGAATTAGCAAAAAAAACATTACCTGTTCATATATCTTTTGAGTTTATTAGGGGGACACGTCATAAATTTGACTATATTAATCCTGCACAGACTGTGCAAGATGATATGGTTAAGGCCGGATGGATAGAAGATGATAACGCTGAATTTATAATTCCAGTGTTCCAGAAATATACCTATAATAAATCTAATCCGGGAGTATGGATTGAAATACTAGAAGATGACAATAATCACAGCCCAAGAACTATTACGGATAATACAAATGATAAAGAGTCAGGACAAGGATGATGTTGTTCTAGGACTTGAACTATATAAAAACATAGATATTGCAGATAGAAATATTATCAATAGATTAATTGCTAAAGCATTGCTCTTTGATAATAGAAAACTATTCTACAAATCCATTGGTGTATCATACCCGTGGAAAGAATTATTATCTGATCATATAATTAAACTAATAGATGATAATGTAACAGCTGCAAATCTGTATAAAAGTTACGTAAAATTAATATACAAATGATAGTACAAGATAAGGTTGCAAGGACAACCAAAACATTAATATTCACAGAGCCCTTTTACGGGCTTTTTTTGATTGGTATAAATAAGAAATATACTGAGAACATACCCACTGCTGGTGTAAGCAAGCATGGAATAGGTGTACAATTGACAATAAACCCTGAATTTTTTATAAATCTAAGTGAAGATCATAGGTTTGGATTAATTAAACATGAGCTATTGCATATTGCATTTGGTCATTTAATTATGAGAGATCTATATGCAGATCATAAATTATTTAATATAGCTGCAGATTTAGAAATCAACCAGTACATACTGGAAAGTAAATTACCTGAAGGTGGTTTATTATTGTCAAGTTTTCCTGAGTTAGATTTACCCAAGAAAGCAGGTACAAAAGAATACTATAAGTTATTAGAAGAAGCCAAAGATCAAGGAACATCTCCATCTCTAGACAGTCTAATGGATCAAATGGATGGTACATCACAGTATTGTCATGGTACATGGAATGAGTTTGATGATTTGTCAGAAGCAGATAAAAAGCTAATACAAAAGCAGGTGGAACATCAACTTAAGGAGTCAGCAGAGCAAACAGTAAAAAAGCAAGGGAATATACCAGGGGAGTTAAAAGATCTTATTAAAAGATTATTAAATATAGAACCTCCTAAGTTTAATTGGAAAGCATATCTAAGAAGGTTTATTGGTAATTCCAGTATTGTATATACTAAAAAGCTAAGACGTAAGTATAATAAACGTTATGCTGCAAATCCAGGCCTAAAGATAAAATTCAAGAATCATATACTTGTTGGTGTTGACACAAGCGGATCTGTAAACAATGATGAACTTAAAGAATTTTATTCTGAGCTTGTGCATATGCATAAGACGGGTCATAAGATTACAGT